CATTCTTAACAGCCGACACAGTAAAACTCTTTCCAGACTCAGCTCCTAATACCGTACCTGTCGTAAATGTTCCATTAATACTATTTAATGTTATTCTATTATGTGTTGGATTAATATGAGTTACAAACCCATAAGCAGCTGATGATGATTGTGAAACTTTTTCACCTAGTTTAAACTTTGAAGTTGATGAAACTATATCTGTACTTGAACTTGCCACTAAACATTTACCTGAATATTTTCGATCAATATATTTTTCAAGTAGTTGATTTGATTTTGGCCAATCATTAAAATCTTGTAAATTTTCATTAACTAAAAAGAATGTCCAATATAGAGTTGAATCACCATAGAGTTTAGTCGCGACAACATCAGGTCTTTCTCCTTCTGTTATACGAAAATAATTATATCCAGAAACACCTTCTTGAAGATAACTCCAAGCTGATACTTTACGAAATAAATCTTTAGCTCGATAATATGTACCATCACTCTTAAAATCGTAAACGATATCTGGTATATGTTTAAAAAATCCTTTAGCCATTGTTATGCGTCCTTATTCGTTTCAGTTTTTGCGTATCCTAGAATCTCTGGTACTGTACCACCTTCTTGGGATTGTTCTCTCGCGTTAGAACCGACATTTGTTTGTGAAGCTACTCTACTGTCATATTTATCTCTATCAAGAGTCATGACTTCTGAGAAGCTTAAGGATAAACCTACAGCCGCTGGTGCTCCGTCCATCATTCTATTATTTTTTTGTGCTCCATAATCTACTTTAACATCTGACAACACACTAATCATAGGATAGTCTATCCAGTCCTTCATAGGTCCATGGTATCTAATAGCCCATTCATTTGGAAAAGTATAAACTCTACCAGCTGAACCTGGAACTGTTCCTGGTAATGCACATTTCTTAAATGCATAACAGATAGATCGAATCGTTTTAGAGTCTCCAGCATTTTCAGGATATAACATAAAATCGTATGAGAAGGTTCTATTACCAACACCCTCAAATAATTGAAACTTCATGGGATTAGCTACTTTACCTGTGGCGGCCTTTCCTATACTACCACCTAAAGTATCTTTCATTCCCTGTTTCATCTGATCACCAATACCTTGATCACTACCACCCTGGCCTGCCCCCATGAATTTAGCTATGATACTTTCAAGAAGGCCTTTCGATTCTTCTTTATATGCTACTTGAACAGAATCCTCTGAAGCTTCTGGTACATAAAGAAATATATCAAATACTTCTTCATTAGGTCCCGCATTCCTTCTTTCTAGACTTCTGAAATGAATATAGTTCTGTAGGTTTCCACCTTTACTATTCTCATCTGGAAAAACAGTTGGATATTTCATCATAAAAGCTTTAGGAGGATCTCCCTCTGCTTTATGGGCGCGCTCTCTACCAGCAGTATTAAGTTTTTGAGCTCTCGCTTCTCTGTTTTTCTCTAATGCTGATATTCTTTCAGCTGAGACTTCAGGGATCTTCGAGGTTCTAATACCTGTAACACCTGTTAATAAATCATCTAACCCGTCACTTATTCTTTGATCAAAAGTATTAGAAATACTTTTTCCACTTCCAAACTTATCTTTTAGTCCTGTGCCTATAGCGTTCGCGTCACCTTTGACTGAACCTACATAACTCTTAACAGCTGATTTTGATTTCTTAAATAAATTTCCCATACATGGTGTCCTACTATTGTAATATATACTAATAGTTATTTATGTCTTATAAAGGAAAGTTTTCACCGAAGAATCCAAATAAGTACAATGGTAATCCTATAAACATTATTTATCGTTCTCTTTTGGAGCGAAGATTCATGGTTTATCTGGATAAGAGTCCATCTGTATTAAAATGGAGTTCTGAGGAAATCATCATACCGTATGTATCACCGGTTGATAATCGTGTGCACAGATACTTTCCTGACTTCTATATGAAGTATAGAAACAAACAAGGCATCATAGTAGAAGAACTCATTGAAGTCAAACCATTTTCTCAATGCTCACCACCGAACCCTAAAAAGAGTAAAACTAAGACAGGTAGAACATCTAAGAGATATTTAAAAGAAGTTCAAACATATCTTGTTAATGAAGCCAAATGGAAACAAGCTATGAGTTATTGTGATGATCGTAATTATGTTTGGAGAATTCTTACAGAAAAAGATATAAACATCTATTAAATGACATAAATAGTATTATGGCAACAGAAAGATTATTTGACAAATGGGAACAAGCGGCGTTTCGAGCTGGAATACAGGCTCGTACTAAAGCGTCCATGGCTTGGTTTCGTCAACAAGTAAGTAGTTCGAATGTATCAAGAAAATCTTTAGTGGCTCAAGGGCCTCGAAGATCAACTCAAGTGTATGGAAGTATGTATAATTTTAGTTATGATCCAAAGACTAAAGGTGAGTTACCGTATTATGACAGATTCCCTTTATGTATTCCTATACAAAAAGCTAAGGGAGGGTTTCATGGTTTAAATCTCCATTACTTACACCCAGCTATTAGGGCGAAGTTCTTAGATAGTCTTCTAGACATAACTAATAATGATAAGTTTGATAGAACTACAAAAATGAAACTTACATACGCTTTTGTTAAAGCTTCATCAAATCTGAGATTTTATAAACCATGTTTTAAACATTATTTAACTAGTCACATTGGTGGTCCTTTATTACTTATAGAACCGGCCGATTGGGAAATAGCTATCTTCTTACCAACTGAATCATTTAGAAAAGTTGCTAAAGATACTGTTTGGAAAGAAAGTAGGAAACAATTCTAATGCATATAAATAGATTTATAAAAGCCCATGTAGATAACATGGCGAGAAAGGGTAAATATGAAGTTGAAATTCATGGCCCTAACGGAATGAGAAGTAGAGCTATGAGAGTCACAGCTGTATCAATGCCTGCTCTTACTATAGAAACAACACAACATACTCCATCATCAGCGGGACCACCATGTAACTATATCAATAATATTTCTTATGGTGGTGAGGTTACAATGACATTTATGTTAGATCATACTTATGAAGATAGAGAACTAATGGAACAATGGCAACATGAAATGTTTGACGAGGTTTGGAATTTGACTTACCCAGAGGATTATCATGGAACTGTAAAAATAACTCAACTTGGTGTAGACGATTTACCCATTTATGAAGTTGAACTTCATCAAGCCTTTCCTACAGTACTCGGTGCAATGGAGTTCGCTGCTGAGTCTATGGCTGAGATGCAAACCTTCGATACCACATTCAAATTCAGAACATGGACATCATCATACGAGAACTCCCCTACAGGATTACTGGGTGGATTATTCAACAAGTTCTCAAGAAAATTCAAATCAAAAGCTAAAACGAAAATAGGCAGTAAAATATTTGGTTGATTTGAAACGACTAAATAGTTGTATATAATATTATGAGGAAATAAATTATGGCGTTACCAAAGCTTGAAAACCCAACACACAGTTGTGTGTTACCATCAGCAGGGGTTACGGTTGAATATAGACCGTTCTTAGTTGGTGAACAGAAAGTGTTATTAATAGCACAAGAATCAGAAGATGCTAATGCACAAGTTAAAGAGATGATTCGTTTAATTGATACTTGTTGTACCGATGTCGATGCTAAAAAACTAGCTGGTGTTGATCTAGAGTATCTATTTATTCAAATGAGAATAAAATCAGTAGGTGAAACTTCTGATGTTACAATAGCATGTGAAGAATGTAACCAAGATAATGAGATTAAGATTGACTTAGAATCTATTCTTGTAAACAGACCAGAACCTGAAATTAGTAATATAATTGAAATTACAGATAATATAAGTTTAGATATGCATCAACCCACTTACGAAATCATACAAACAATGGATGCTAATAAAACAGAAGATCCGAAACAAATATTTGAAATGGTTGCTAAGTGTATTGTTAAAATTATAGACGGAGATGAAGTTCATACTAGAGATGACTTCTCATCAAAAGAATTAAATTCATTCTTAGATACAATGTCTTTAGATATGTTTGAAAAGATTCAACTCTACTTTGGTAATGCACCATCGTTAGAGATTAATCATAACTATAACTGTGTTCATTGTAAAGAGGATAATTTTCTAGAGTTGAAGGGAGTGGCGAATTTTTTCGGCTAGCCCTCTCTCACGATACTCTGTATAACTATATACATACTAATTTCAACATGATGCAGCATCATGATTATAGTTTAACAGAACTAGATAATATGATACCTTGGGAGAGGGAAGTTTATGTTCAACTATTAGTTAAATGGTTAGATGAAGAAAAGAAAAGACAAGATGCCGAAGCGGCTCGAATGAAATCCAGATAAAGAGGAAATAAAATGGAACAACAACAAAATTATAATGAAAGAAATCAAGTACAAATTGATCTCGCAGAATACGAAGCTAAGAATGCTCAGATAGGAGCTCTTAAAGATGAAATCCAAAAGATGAAAGATGCTAATGGTCCAAACACAACAGGTTGGATGTGGTTAGCACCTGAATACTTTTCAAGATGGAGAATATTCCCAAGAGCATTTATTACTATGTACATCTACTTACTATTCACATCAGCTGATTGGTTCATGGCATTAGCCGATCCATCAGTAGCACAGTCAGGTTTAATATCTGTACTAGTCGGTGCAGGAGCTGCTTGGTTTGGTTTATATGTTAATTCAACTTCAACACAACACGAAGTAGTAGCTAAAGATTAATGAATAAAAAACTTTTAGGATTGGTCTTATTAGGCCTACTGTTTATATCGCCAACTGTAAATGCTGGGGGTCAAATTGATTTCACGGGTAAACTTGATAGTGGTGATTTATCTATTAATACAAGTCTAGACTATAGTTGGCCTGTTGGAAAATTTGAAAGAGATATTGAATTTGATTATCGTTATAAAGATGAAGATGAAATCGTAACTACGAACAAAGGTTTAATAGCATTCAAACAAAGATACGAATTTAAACAAAGACATTATACCTTCGGATTAGTTAGATATGATTATAATGAATTCAGACCCATTACAGACAGACGTCAAGTTAATATAGGTTGGGGATATAAAATTATAAGAAGTGATAAGATTAAAATGAGTAATGAATTTGCTATTGGTTATTTAAATTCAGAAATGGGTATAGTGGGTTCTAATTCAGTAAACGAAGTTCTTTTAAGAAACAGTCTTTGGTTCTTTTATAAAGTAGCACCCAAATTAAATTTTACAAATAAGTTTCTTTATGAAGATTCTAATATTCCATTAATTCGAAATGAAACAGCATTCAGTTATCTACTAACAGATAAAATTAAAATCAGTCTTAAAAATGTTTATACAGAAGATCCAGATGATAGTAACTTCTTATCTGTTAATATAGGATATATTTTCTAGGAAA